CAGTAATCAATTACAGATAGTTCTAAAATTAAACTTTGTTATTTTGAAAGTTTATTGATTTTTGTTTGACATTAAGAGTAAAACAACATGGATGAGACCGCCCAGATGGGCTATCACTACACGTTTGAAGAAGCGTGCAGTGATGCCATCAATCTGGGATTGGTGATGCTAGCAAGCTATATCACCATGTTATTTTTTGAAAGAAAAAATGCGTTTAAAATATCGCTGCTAGCTTTCCCTTTTGGGTTTGCTGGTGTTGCTGTGTTTTTGTGTTTATCTCATGCTTACTACTGGCTAGAGGTATCCGAAGTCATTGAAGTAGTGAAAAAAGGACACCCACCACCCGAAACTAACGACAATATCGAAAGTCTTGGACTATCGATTAAGAACTTAGTTAATACACTGCCAAAACGGAAATTCGAATCGCTTCGAGGAAACTATATGTTTGAGAAAAAATTAGACGGGTACGTGAGCAAAGGAGCAACGCGTCTAGATGAAATATTTAGTTTTTTCAAGCCTAAGGGAAAGACTTTTGTTGATTTATGTGCCGGGAGAGGAGGATGGAGCCAATATATGGTAAACCAAGGCTTTAAAGGTCTTGCGATATCATTTTGGGAGCGATATCCTACTCATGAACAATGGATGTGCGGTGACATAGTCAGCAGAATTACTGGAAATATTCGAGAGGTTATGGTTCAAAAAGTAGACGTAGTTTTGTGCGAAGGAGGAGAATCTAGCCCTAATGCTAGAGACGAGGAAAAGAATTTCAACGAGTTGCTCGAAGCTGTGCTTCTGTGGATACGAGAAAATCCGAAGTGCGATTTTGTCTTTAAGGTGTTAACACCCTGGAGCAAACGAACAAGAATGCTTTTGAGTTATGTACAAAGAAAGACTGGAAAAGGACGGATCATAAGGCTCGAAAATAGCCGTATGACGAATGTTGAAATGTACTTTATAAGTGATGGAATAGACAGACAACTAGAAACAACTATATTCCAATTCTTGAAGGATCACATGAAAAGCCTCAACAGCACTGAATTGTACCGGAACAACTTTACTAGTGGATCAGAACCGGAATGGAGTCCCGTCATAGAAGAAGCAATGGATCTACAACCTTATACCTACACAAATGCGATTAAAGAATTCCTCAACCCAAGTGAGTCTTTGCAAAAGGCTAGAAACCTAACAAGTTTCTACAAGGAAGTTGGATGGCGAAAAACAGAGGCTTCGGGTTCAGGATCGAGTGTCAGAAATACCTTCACCAATGAACTTTTGAAAGGTATAACTCAGCATTTGGCTGATTTCCACTCCTGGATGAGCACGAGTACTACCCCGACTTCTACCTTTAAGGTTTTCATGGACAAAGTAGATAAACCACCAGTTGAAATTCATGACCACTACGAATGGTTACGAGTGGGTTATACGGAATTGGCGAAGTATTTGAAAAGACAAAGTGGACCTATGAGACGATTAAAACCTGAAGAATTTATCCCAACACTGAACAGAAATGGAACGATGGGTTTCCAAGAAAGAAACTTGAGATGGGGTACGAAAACAGTGTCAAATATAGGAGACTATATTGACTCTGGACTATGGAAGAAACGCCTTGAAAAAGCAAAAGATAGTCTAAATGAAGAAGCACCTAATCTGATTGTTTTTAATTCGACAGGAAAGAAAGAAAAGAAAATGAACAAGTTACAAGGTAAGGCCAAAGGAAGTAGGCTAATCTGGTATTTACCAGCAACTATGAGAATTTATGAAGCTGAAGTTTTTGGAGATATAGAGAACAAATTGAAATATCTACCTTACTCTGTTACCGGAATGCCTCTTTATGACTATGGAGAAACACTGAATCGGATCATGAAAAACAAGGTCGCTATATGTAATGATATAGCTGGATTTGACACAAGAATTGCGAAAGGACAACAAGCTATTTGTTTGAAGTACTTTTACAAGGAGTTGTGTGAAGACGAATTGTACGACGATGTGAGGAAATTCTTTAGAATTTACACCAATCCAATGGTGGCCGTGGAACGTGAAGTGAAAGGATCCACAGAGCTGGCTTTTTTACAAGGAAGAGGACAAGTAGCTTCTGGAAGAAGACCGACGTATGCCGGGAATACCATTGACAACGTGGTAGTGCATATGATGGCTGTAGCTCAAACACAGGGTATCGAAATTCACCAATTTAAAGATTGGATTACCCGCCAGCTTCCACAGGATAAAATGACGATAAAGGAAATTCGAGACAGGAAAAAAGGACACACGGATGAATTTGGAGGAGTTTTTAGTGGTGATGACTCAGCGCTAATAATGAGTAGGAAGAATGCCGAATTGTTTGTGGAAAAAGGACACCATATACTGAATGATCTAGGATGGTACAGGAAAAATATGGAGAAATCTGAAAAATCAGAGATTATCCATAATTTGAGCGATGTTGATTTTTGTAGTCATCATTATGCTCCCATTCGTATGAACAACAGATTTGGGGAGACCATCACTAGATGGTTACCTTGTAGACCAGTTGATGAAATATTGGCTAAATCATCTTTAGTGATTGGAAAACCTAAAGATTTGAAGACTGAGGAAGCATTAGCACGAGCACATGGGTTGCAATTACTAGTTAATTACTTCCATATGCCTGAAATTCGAGCTTATGCTCTTTCCATACTTTCAGCAACTACTCCAGGTCTAGTTCTTTTGGGACTAGACAAAGGCTACAAGATACAAGCACAACCTTGGCTATGCTCAGGTGGAGTTTTGGAAATAGTGAACAAATGCCTTTTTGGAGAATCGACAAATTATCCTGCTGATGTGAGCATTGCGAAATTGTCTGATCTAGGTTACATGGAATTTAGAGACAGAGCGAGATTTTTCATGCCTAGCAATTCTGAGAGCAAACGTAGGGCTGCTCGGAAAGCGTGGTATATATCACTAGTTGACAACATACATATGCTTCGCGACCCCATGGTAACTTACGAGGATTGGTACAAAGAAATGTACATCCTTGTTAAGCTTTCAGGCGAAACACTTGTGGTCTAAGTTTAATCCCTTGAGTCCCGTCAAGACTATAAACTGGTACCGCCAAGGAACGAGACTTCTGAAAATTCGAG